CATATATGCTATAGCTGGCAAAGTTGTTCCTAGTGGGATTAAACTAGGAAAAATTCTTACTTTAGGTACTTGCACCAATAATGGAGCATCTGTTGAAAGTAAATTATATATGACTTTTTCTGCTGACATCAATCACTTCCTTCAGAGGCTACATTATTAATGCCTTCTTTAGTTAATCTTTCTCGAATCTTATTTGTTACTGCAATAACTGCATCATTGCCTTTTGTATCTAAAGCTGGGCGCATATATGGTTTAGCAATTGCGCCTGGGTGAGATACCTGTGGCGTTTGTATAGATTTACCATCTTTCGCCATAAAACGTAACATACCACCGTTCTTACCTTTAATAAGATGCGGAGCCGTTCCAAACTCAACAAAGCGGTAGTACCAAGCCTTTTTATCTCCAGCCTTAGCATAGGCCTCAACTCGGCCTTTTTTCGCGTTACTGCCTGTTCTTATGCTTCGTTTTAAGTCACCATCCTGCACAGCAACATTTTTCTTAGCTTCATTGGCAATAACTCTTGCGCCAGACCTTAAAGCTGCTCGCATAATATTCTTTTCAATTTTTAATGGCAATGATTGAAGAAATTGAGCCAATTCCTTACCACCGCGAATATTAATTGTATCATCCATTTTGAGAGTAGTCCTCAGCCGTAAATTCCATTGCTTCTCTGCGACCAATCTCAGCAGGTTTAGTTACGATCTGCAAGATTCTATTATCTCGATCAAGCATAACAATTCTCATTGTCGCATTAATTCCATTATCGTACCTAACCAATACTTTGCATGGTTGCTTAAGTAGCCTTAAATCACTATTAGTAGATTCTTGCATACGAGTGGTAATGTCCTGGACATTTGCCCAACATTCCTTGTATGTATCCCATGAGATAACTTCAGAACCATAATTCTCATCTTTGGTTACTATCTTTTTCTCAATGCGAATATATCTATCTAATTTTCCAACTTGCATTATACGCCCAACCCTAATCGATATGATTGTAATAAGTTATATACGCCCATTGGCAATGAGTTAAATGTTACTCTTGAACTACCTAACATATCCTCTTGGCGGTTTTCATACAAGCTACCAATCAACAATAACATGGCTGATTTTATTGGATTAGGCAAAGGCAGCAAGTTTGTTCCTACTGTTTTTGTGTATCCAGCCACATACTCAATAATCACTGCTGTTTCGCGAGTGACTGTGTTTGGCCATGTTTTATTTACTTCCAAGTAAATAACTGAATCAAAGTAATCTACATAATAAACAGAAGGATCCAATGTTTGCAGAATATTTGATGTGTCGTAATATTTAACTGATGTAACAGATTGTACAGGAGCCAAAGGCAACTCAATAGCATTTTCAAACTTACTTAAAGACATTGTAACTGTTTGAGTTGCTAAAGCTCTGCGAACGTATTGTTCACACCATTCTCTTGCAGATGATATTAATAATGTAATATCTGAATCATCAGGATGAGCTAGTGGGTACCCAAATGGCTCTATTCTAAGATGGCTTCTTGCTTCAGATAGAGTAATCGGCTCTGAAGTTACTTGAGTTGTTATTTTATATTTCATATCAATCATCCATTTTAAAATCTAAACATCATTATTAGATACTATTTTTAGTTCTTTAACTAATGCTTTTAACGCAACAACTTCTTTTAGATAGTTGCAACAGGGGTTGGTTGTGGTTGCCAAGGCAATGGTGGTGATTCTAATTGCTGTTGGCTTAACAATGCTTGATTAACGCTATTTTTATATTGTTCAATTACCGCTAATGGTGTGTATGTATCAATCCAACCCAAAACTATTTCTTCGGTTAATTGGTCAAATGGCACAAATGATGAACCTGCTATTGTTGGAACATAAGTCATTGCAGGGCATGAAGTTGTATAAGTATCTTCTGTTCCTATTAAACTCCAATAAATGTTATAAACAACATTAACTTCGCCGTCTAATTCTTTATAAGCCTGAACAGAGTTAATTTTTTTTGTATAAATAATCATTTTTGACCTTTCAATTTAGCAATTTCAATCTTTAATTCTTCAATTTCTTTTCGTAACAAGTTTACGCCCTCAACAAGCAATGGTGTAATTTTGTCATAATTGATAGTTAGATAATCATAATCCTGCTGTGTGCCATCTTCATTAATTCTATTTAACGATTTATTTACTACAACCGCGTCAGGCAATATGGCTTGAACTTCTTGTGCAATTAACCCAATTTCTTCTTTGCCAACTTCAATATCCAATTCTAATTCTTTAACTTTGCTATTCCAGTTAAATCTATATGTTGTAAGTTTGCTTAAAATATCCAATGATTCATTGCGAATTGGAATTAAATTTTCTTTTAATCTTCGGTCTGACCAATATGCTGTTACATTGCCTGGACTAAAAAAGTTTGTTCCCTCAACATAATAACGCCAACCGCCGCCTATATTTCTATGAACACCAACACCCCCGTCATTCATCATTAAGGTTTGTTGTCCATCAAATTCAATGCCTTTCCAACCATTACGCGAACCATCTAAACGCCATGCACCGTATGAACCATTATTAGGGTAAAAATGTGCGCCATTATTAGGTGAATAAAGCCCTGAATAATTTGGCATTTCAATCCATTCGCGGCTGTAATTTCGCACCGATGAATCTATGCGACCTGCTGTTGTTGCATTGGTGGCTGTTCCAGCATATCCAACATAACAAGGGGCATGATAGGTATCATTATAATATCCACGCAAAGACCAATATCCACTTACATCCGCACTCCAAGTTGTTTGGATATTATAAGGGTCATTACTATCATTACGATATAAACGATAAGCCCCTGGTCTTGCGGCACTTGTCCACATCCCTGTTTGACCTGTAATGCCTGATGCGGCAACAGATGATGCACTTGCCGCATTGCCTGAACATGATGCTGATGAACCTGCTGTGTCCGCATATCCAGCCGCAGTTTTAGTCCATGCCCCCCAAGATGTTGCTTCTTTATATCTAATCCATTGATAAGGATTTGTTGTGTTTCGCAAAATGGCAGTTTGCATTGCATATTGCGAATAAGCATAATCATTTCCAAGCCCAACAGAATTAGTATAAAACTGACCACTTTGCGGAACATCGCCAGCCGCAGAATTTTGCATAAACCAAACACCAAAATCAGGTATAGCACCAAAAGATTGATAAGTTGCATGATTTTGCCCACTATTGTTCCACATTTGAACTTTAGTAAGACTATTTAATTGACTTGCGTTTGTAGCCGTTGCCGCGTTACCACTACAAGCCGCAGATGTTCCTGAACTTGTAATAAACCCAGCACCATTGGTTAGTTGGTTTGTATTGGTTACATTGGTTGCGCCTGCCGCTATTCCGTCAAGTTTAGTTGCATAAGCCCCTGTCATATATCCATTAACACCACTTGATGCCGCCGCCATGCTTATTGCAGGTGTCGCGCCACCACTTGAAACAACGGGGGCTGTGCCTGTAACGCTAGTAACACTACCACCTGAACCATTTGCCGCCGCCGTAATGCGCCCTTGTGCATCAACGGTAATGTTTGTGTTGGTATATGAACCTGCGGTAACTGCTGTATTGGCAAGCGATATTGTGCCTGTTGTTGTTATTGTGCCACCTGATAAGCCTGTTCCTGTGGCAACGCTTGTTACCGTTCCTGTTCCGCCAGCAGAATTAACCCATGCTGTGCCATTCCAAGACAGGCTTTGACCGTTTGTTGGTGAAGTTATAGTTACATCGCCAAGGGCTGACAACACGCCAGCCCCGACTTGAACAACAGATGTACCATTGTTGATGTAAACTTTTTTATCTGCCATGTTTACACCTAACTCACCTGATAACAACTCAGATGTGTTAGGCACTTTAGCGGCAGTATTAGAACGCTTTGGTTTGATTACATTAGCCATTTGGCTTCCCTTTCGTTGCTATATAGCAGGGTTAATATTACTTAGAATGTGCCACCGTCAATAGTTATTCCGTCAATTGAACCGCCTGTGATTGCCACATTGCTTGCCGCTTGTGTTGACATTGTGCCAAGACCACTAACTTGCGTATTAGCAATAGCAATGGCTTGAGCTGACAACGCTGTTAATTGACCTCGTGAGTTTACGGTAGCAGATAAAGTATTGCTTGCTGAACCATAAGATGCAGCAGTAACGGCTGTATTAGTAATGCTAAATTCACCGCCAGTTAATGTTAAACCAGCGCCAGCAGTGTAAGTACCTGCACCTGAGAATTGAACAAAATTGATTGCTGTTGTACCTAGTGTACCACCAGCATTAGCTGTTGAAACCCAACCTGTATCTGCTTGAGTTGTACCATCTTCAATAAATGTAAACGCATTTGGCACTTCAGCCCAATCATCCATATCTGCTGCGCGTGACCATGTGCTTGCAGCAGCAACATAAATACCGTTTGCAGAAGCAGTTGATTGATTTTTTACCAATACACGGTCACCAGCAACAACAGAAACGCCATCAATAGTTTGTGCGCCTGATAATGTAATTGGCCCAGTTGTAGCCGCAACGCATGATGCTTTTGGGTCTAAACCTTGTGCAACGCTATCAACATATTGTTTAGTTGCCGCGTCTTGTGCAGAAACTGGGTCAGCAAGACCAGTAATTTTAAAACCACCAAAAGCGTAATCAGCAGTTGGAACAGTCAAATCATTGATGTTTGCAGAAGCCGCAGCAGTTACAAGACCTTTAGCATTTACAGTTGTTTTTAAGAATGTGCCAACATTGCTATTGACCGTTGCCAATGTGCCTGTTGCAGTAACATTACTTGAACCGTCAAATGATGGACTTGTGTAAGCTAAATCGCCTGTAATTGCAATTGTGCGACCTGTAGTTAAAGCCGCAGCAGTAGTTGCAGTTGAGGCATTACCAGTTAAAGGGCCAACAAAGCTGCTTGATGTGACTGAAGTTAAGCCAGCCAATGTAGTTGATGATGCACCAAGAGCAATAGCTGTTGTACCAACCGTTACGCTTGAGTTTACTAATTTAGCATTGGCAATTGAGCCAGCCAACATTGTGTTAGTTACTGTGGCTGTATCAGTTGTATATACACCATTCGTTACGGTGCCAGCATTTCCGTTTATTGAACCATCAATCGTATCTAAAAATGTTTTAGTACCATCAATAGATTGATTAGTTGACGTATCGACAAATGCGCCATTACCAGCAATGGCAATAACGCTAGTAGCAGAACCGCCAGAGCCACCAGTGCCTGTTCCGTAGTACAGAATGTTCGTTTGTTCGTTAAACGCTAATTCAGCGTTTTCTAAAGATGCTGGAGCGCCAGCGCCACCGCCACTAGCCCTACGTTTAACTCTGATTGTATTTGCCATGATAATTCCTTAATTAAAAATTTCCACCATCTGCTAGAGATTCTTGCCGCCTATTAAACCAAGCAGCTCCATTAAAACCCAATACATCTCCGTTTATTAAACCTGACGCAGAAACTGGATAACCAGCAATGTTACTTGAACCAGATGGGCCTTGTGGCCCTTGTGGGCCAACGGCTACAATATTTACTATTGCAGGTTGCTGCTCAGTGTATATTTCAACAATTTCAGGAGCTAAATCACGGATAATATCAA